GCGATATGCCCGAGCGTAACCTTGCCGGTTTCATAGGCCGCCAACGCCCGCTCCCGTGTTCCTTGTGATGCAATGCCCATACTTACTACATCGGATATGTTGCATCATAAACGTTAGACGCTCTAATAGAGTCGAGCTGATTGGCCGTTAGGATTTCGTCGGCGTCGATGATGGCGAAATGGGTGCCGCCGTGCCGCCGCCCCTCGACCAAAGTGGCCTGGCGATGGTCCATTTCCAGCCACTGGGAGTCGTCACGGGAAAGAATATGTACCCGACCAGGATTACACTGGGCCAGTTCGATTAGTTTTGTTCGGGTACCATCCGCGGAGGCGTGATCCAAAACGACAAGTTTGTCCACCCATCTCAGTGCAGCCTTGGCTGAACTGCCAATCACCCACTGCTCGTTACGTGCAAGCATGAGGCCGATGATCTTCACTACTTTACCCCGTGGTCTGGAAACCCTTCAGCCTTTCTGCGGTAGAACAGTTTGGCCGCATCGCTCCAGTTCTTCTGCGCCCGTTCATGGTATGGCTTCTGTCGGCCGCCGTTACGACTCCAGTGGTCGTGATATTGCACCAGATCCTTACGCTGCCAGAGAACACCGAGCATCTTGCAAACCTCGAACATCTCTTCGTCGCAGAAAAAATGCGCGTACTCCGGCCAAAACGGGCCCTTGCCGCCGTTAATGGTTCGGATGAATTTCCGACCCATCCACGGGCTGCCACAGATGCGATCCGTGCCATGAAAGTCATCCCCGACAGGCTGCATCACGCCGAACCCATCGGGGAATCTATCCGCGAACTGTTCGGCCAATTGGTCGGCCATATGATTCGGATCCGGGTAGATGTCGTCGCCCCCCGTGACAACGATGTCAGCCTTCTCACCGATTGCCCGGTAGAGACGATTCACTGCGGCGGGATAGCCCTCATAGCCCCGCTGGCGGAGGATAAGATCGACATCCAGCTCCCAATCTTCATCAGCCTCGATCAACACGGCCGTTCGATAGCCCATTTCTTGCCAAGCCTTCAAGCAGCGACGGAGGTTATCAAGGTTGGCAGACGGAATGGCGTACCAGACCCGGCATGGTATGGGGTTTCTTACGGTCTGTTTGCGAAACACCCACGGCTTGACGGCTGGGCTTACAGGCGGGCGGCTACGCAGCATGTACAGGCCAAACCCCTCGCGAGAACTCTCGGCCACTTCCCAGCCGTTATCCAACAGACGCTGGATCGCCGGACGTCGATTTGTCTGAGGCTCGACACTGAAGACCTGTGTCTTTCCGTCCTTATGTAATTCAATGGCCGGCATGTTCCACCGCCGCGTGTATCAATGGCACCCAATTCCTTTCAATCAAGTCCTTGGCATTCCACACCGCATCCACCCACTTGCGATTGGCCAGGCCGGCCTGGATTAACTGCTTCGGCCCTTTGGCAATAAGCCTGTCAAGCGTGTTGCGGAGATTGCCGGCATCGCAGGTGACGAATGGATGCTCCGCGCCACCCGTCATCTGGCGAATGTTATTGGCACACAGTGCATCGCAGTTATTGACCACCACACAGCCGAGCGCAAGGCCTTCCAAACTCGACCGGTGGTAACTGCCAGTAACGCATTCGTCTATAACTATGTGGGCCGTCGCCTTGCGTGCAAGGCACTGCTCGAGCGATACGCCCATTATCAAGTCAACTTCAGCCTGCAGCCCATGAAACGCCGCCATTGTCTGCAGATAGCCCTTGTCGTCCCAACCGGTCAACGTACGGTTGGACGGACTATAGGCGACCATCACCCTGTCAGTAGGCTTCTCGCCCGCCTGATACCATGGATGATTCAGCGGTATCAGATTGGGCACCATCCAGCAGTTCTCGTACAACCGCGTCTGATATTGCCCCACAACCGCCCACGGCCAACCGTCCTTCTCTCCGTCTCGCCAAACGTGATATGGCTGGCTGTGATAGACGAATACGGTGGGCTTGCCCTTGGGATACCACGGCAGGCGGTAGGGATGACCCTGGTGGCAAACAATGACATCTGCCTCCAAAATCTGCGCTCTGTCTTGATCTCCTGGCGGCCAGCCCCCATGAGCCGGCATCTCCCGCCCGTTGCTATACCGTCGCCCGGTAAAGGCAAACGACTCGTGCCCCAACTGGCCAAAGGCCTCCGCAGCCGCCCAGGCCGCACCGGCGACGGGGGTTACGCACAAATGGACAATCTTCACGTCGGCGTCGTCTCCGGCCCGGCAGATGGCTTGCCAATCGCCCCGGTAAAGCTGGCTGCATCGATTTCCGCAAGGGCTTGCTTATAGGGGATTGTGCCGTCCCGCATGAGCATGTTGGCCAACTGGCGAACCATCTCCCGGCTGATTTCTTTGACATCGCCAGCAATAATGGAGCAGCCACTAATCCATTTGGCGATGTTGTCAAGCATCTCGCCCACGGGTTCGAGGATAAAATCGCGGTTGTAAGAGACGTCGTATTTGAGTTCTTCGGCGGCACGCTCGGGCGGAATGTGGACGCCCTTGGCCAGGCAGACCGCTTGCCGTATCATCTCCATTTCCGTTGCTTCCATCTGCCCGGCGGTTGAGCGTAGTTCGTTGTCCAGGTCAGTTCGTTCGATGGCAAGCTTCAGACCTGAGCCGGAAGAAGCATTGATTTCGGCCATGCCGCCGCGGAATTTCAACAGTCGGAGTATCTCTGCCAGGTATAACACCAGCCACTGGCGCTTTTCCTGAATGTGGGCAACGTCGCCCTGGGCAATCTGCAGCCGAGCATCCGGATTGGGGATTTTCCACACGACCCCGGGGGCGTAGGTTTCGGGCAGATCCTCGGCCGCTGCGCCCGAGAGCATCCATCGCGTGACGGCGGCCAGCAGGTCCGCGTCGGCCTGGCTCTTGACGTTCATGGCAACTTTGGCCACCAAGGCCGGCCGTGTCAGCAACGACAGTGGCACCCCGCCTTGGCCAACCTTTCGTGACTCAGAATAGTATAGCTTGATAATCGGTGGCCGGCCAAGCGGGTTGACCCCTCGGTCAACCAACTCAACCAAAATTCTACCGGCGGCATCGGATTGCCGGGTCACCCGCCATTTTCGCCATTCGGCTGTCGTCAGTGTCAGAAACTGCGTGACGGCGACCTCATCGGCATTCCGTTCGTCGGCCGGGTGTTCGGTTCCAAGACAGTATCGGGCCCAGACAAAGTTCCGCGAGCCGTTCACGGCCCAATCATAGCGCTGCATGGGTGAGAAACGCATGAAGTACGGGCGAATGCCGGCGGCCTGCTCGTCGGCCCGCGTTCTGACCGGAAGCTTCGGAGCCGAGGTGACCTGAGTAACGATATCCGTGCCGGTAACGTACATATCCCAGCAGGCATCCTGCATGAACTTATCCAGAGACGTGCCGTCACCATCAGCGTCGTAAAGCAGCTGACTGATTAGGTCGGCATACTTGCCCGGATAAACCCGGCGCTTTGGCAGCGTTCGCCACAGGTTGTCCACTCGGATACGTACGCCGTCGCGACACATATCCAATGGGCAGGACATGGAGGTGCGATATGCGTAGTCGTCCGGGTGCTCCCTGTCCGAGAAAGCCTCCAGATAAGTGCCGGCCTGTACGACATCCAGCGTGAATTCGCTGACGTCCAGTTCCAATTGCCAGCGGGCTTTGTGTCGCTCGTATAGCGGACCGGTTTGGAAAGGATTGAATTGATCTGTCATTGGCTAGTCCTGCTCATCCAGAGTATCCCATTCGGCGGGCTTCGGCCCGGAAAAGTGCGTGGCGGTTCACGAAGTAGTACCGCAAGGCATCCATAGCGTGATCGGCCGGCTGCGGCTTGATCGGCTCATCGACATACTCACCGTTCATCTGACGAAGCTTGTAGCTTTCAAAGGCATTGATTACCTGGGCGCACTTGCCTGCAACGAACAATCTTGGCACACCACCTGCCGGCCGTAGTGCCGCCCGTATGGCGCTTACCCCGTTGCGTATCTCACGCGCCCACGGTGATAGCGCGTATTGGCAGTGAATGCCATGCTGGCGGAAAACGTCAATATCGCTGTACCCGGTCTGGTCGTTTCGGTTTCGTCCGGCTGGATCGCAGTACGTGGCCTCTACGCGAACGGACGCATCGAGTTGCCGAATTTGCCGAGCAGCCTGGTGCGTCGTGGTGTCTCGAAAACACAGTTCGTCCACGACGTACACTTCGCCACGTTTGCCTTGCTGTATCCAGAGGCAAACGAAGTCGTTCAAGCCCCAGTCAATGGCACGGAAGACCGGCAACTCGTCGCAGAAGTCCAAATCACTTCTGACGTGCACTCGCCTGTCGAACTGTGAATAAACCAGCCCCGTCAGGGTCGGACGGTTGCACTCGGCCTCGGCCTCCCACTGCTCGGTGGACCACTGCCGATACTGCTTGATCGCGTCATCTATGGCAAACAGGCCGCACCCTTCGCTTGCAATGCCCACCTGCGTTCGGGCGTTCAGCTGTTTGGCTTTGGCAAGACACGGGCTCTGCAATAAGCATTGACGACAGCCTCGGCCGTTCTGGTGCCTGTCGGGCGGGCAGTTCTGGATAGATTCCCAGATGTTCCACTTGTGGAGGCTGAAACCCTTTTCCGTAGCCGAGGCCACCAACTTGCCCATGGGGCCGTGGGCGTGATGCCACGTCGATGTTGCCACTACCCGGGCCTGCACGTTGTTTAACGTCGTCAGTGTACCGACGGAAGCCGACATGATCTC